GAAACGGTGATTGACGGTGTTGAAGACTACCTTCGCCGGCTGACGGCGCTCGGCGCGATCTACGGCGGCAGCTGCTGGCTGGATCCGGAACTGAACACGCCGGAAGGTATTGCCGCAGGCGATGTCTATTTTGACTTCGAATTTACGCCGGTAGCAACCGCGAACAAGATCATCTTCCGCAGCCATTTGGTGAATGATTTCATTGAAGACGCGCTGTTTTAAGCGACGTTTAAACGACCTTTAAAGGAGGTTTAAAATGCCACAACCGCAGAAACTTAAAAACTTTAACTGCTTCATCGACGGCTACGGCCAAGCCGGAAAGATCACCGAGATTGAGCCGCCGAAGATTACGGCCAAGCTCGAGGAGCATCGTGCCGGGGGGCAGGATGTGCCGACGGAATACGATATGGGCCTTGAAAAGCTCGAGTCCACTTTCACGCTGGCCGAATATCATATCGGTGTGCTGAAGCGCTTTGGTCTTACCCTGGGTAATTCCACGGCCATGACCATCCGGGGCTATGCCGAAGATGAGCGCGGTAATTCCCAGACGATTGTGATTCAGCTGCGTGGTCGCCTGAGCGAACAGGATCCCGGATCCTGGAAAGCCGGGGATAACGCGGAACTGAAAGGGAAGCTCACGGCCAATTATTATAAATTAAAAATCAACGGTGAAATTATCTATGAGATCGATGTGGAAAATATGGTCCGCAAGATCGCTGGCGTGGATCAGCTCAAGAAGCAGCGCGAAGCCATAGGCTTGGCCGGTCTTCCGCTCCTTGAAGTTGATGCTCAGGTAAATCTCTAACCTTCCCTGGTTGGTTAATACAATCCAGCGCGGCGGGATTGGGTGACCGCCCTGACCTCGCCGCGTTATTTAAATCAGCGGTCATTGTGAGAGGCATAAAATGAAACCAAAGAAAATTATATTCCACTATCCCGTTGAAGTTGACGGCGAAACCTTTTCCGAAGTAACCATGCGTCCGGGCAAAGCCCGAGACCGACTTGCCGCGCAAAAAACTGTGCCTGTGGGTTCGCCCGAAGAGGCCGAGCCTCAGCTCTTCGCTAATCTGTGTGAGGTGCCGGTAAAGGTAGTCGAGGAACTCTACGACATCGACTACAACCAGTTGATGGAGGCCTATCAAAGTTTTTTAGTCCCTCCGCCAAAGACCTCAGAAAAGCCTGCCTAATCCTGGCATCGCATACCGGCTGGTCGAGAGCGGAAATATACGACCTCCAGCTCGATGAACTCTACGACGAACTCGAAGCGCTAAACGAAATCCTCCCGAAGGGAAAATGATGTCTGACACTATGCAGCTTAATATTATGATCGGCGCGGCCTTGGCCGGGTCGCATAAGCGCGTCATGGGAACGGCACGCAAATCGGTGACGGATTATGTTCGTGGCGTTGGCAGTGCCATTAAACAGAATAAAGTTTTCCAGACAGTGATGGTTCGGTCTGATGCTCAGATGCTGCAGCTGAAGAATAGACAACAGAGTTTGAATAAACAGCTGGGCGAAAGCCGCACCCGCTGGATTGCCCTGGGCGCAGCCATTTACGGTGCGACCAGACTGATCGGTTCTGCAGGTGCGATCGAGGAGCAGGGCAATTATCTCCGGACCGTGATTAATACAACCGGAAATCGAGATATGGCCGTCGGACGATCGATGTCGCATGCGCGCTCTTTCGGCCGTCGCTCTCTGGCTGACGAACGGGAAGTGCTCGACATCGAGTATGCCCTGAACTCGGCCGGTCTTTCGGAGGATGTTTCCCGCGCCGGTACCGAGCTAGTTCATAAGCTGGCGAAGGTGACCAAAGGTGCACCGGGTCAGGTGGGTGAAATTTTTGCCACCACACTGAATAACCTAGGCAAAGATATGGATGGGTCTCTCGATGAGAAAATGACCCGTATCGGCGACGTTTTAACCAAGACGCAGTTTAAGTTCCAGATCCGCGATTTCGGCCAGCTCGGTGAATCCTTGAAGTATGCATCGGCAACCATGGCCGGTTCCAAGGTTCAGTTTGAACAGGGTGCTGCGGTAATCGGCCAGCTCAACACAGCCGGCCTACAGGGATCGATGGCCGGCACCGCATTCACGGCCATGATGAAGAATATGGGCAAAGCCGGCGAAGAGCTGGGATTTGATCTTTCTCGTTCTGCAGACGGATCGCTCGATCTGATTGCCACGCTTGCAAGCCTGGAGAAATCGCTTGACGGTCTTGATATCGATGAGCGCAGCGACCTGCTGCAGGAACTGTTTGCCGATGAAGGTAAACGCGCCGTAATTCCACTGCTGGGACAGCTCGATGAACTGAAGGCTGCCTATGGCGAAGTGGCAGAGGCATCCGGATCCGGTTTGGTGAATGAGGAATATGAACGCTTCCTGAAATCGACGAACGGCCAGTCCAAAATGTTCGGCCAGAATCTGCAGATGATCGGCAACGTGCTGGCCGGAACCATGCTCCCTGCAGTCAATGCCGTCCTGAAGCCGCTCACGCTGCTGTTTGGCGGCGTTGCCTGGGCCATTGAAAAGTTTCCTCCCCTTGGATGGATTATCGGCGGTATTACCACGGCCATTATCGGTGTGGCTGCCGGCCAGATGGTCTGGGTGGCTGCGCAGTGGGCATTGAACGCTGCCATGCTGGCATCTCCAGTAACCTGGGTCATTGCCGGCATTGTCGCCCTGGGCGCAGCCATTACCTGGATATGGAAGAATTGGGACACCGTCTGGATGGGCATTAAGAAAGTCGGTTCGGTGGTCTGGGACTTTATTAAAAAGATGTTCGGGTGGACTCCGCTGGGGCTGCTGATTAAATCGTGGGGCCCGGCCTTGAAGTTTATCGGCCAAGCCTGGGATAAAATAAAAGTCGTTGGAGCCTTCTTTAAACGCGGATCGAAAAACACAATAGCAGCGACTGCCACGACTGTTGCTGCAACAACAGCCCCGCTACCTGCGCTTCCGGATCTCCCTCTCTCCGCCAGCCAGGTAGCGGCGGCTAATTCCAGATCCATTCAGACCGATGCGCGGACAACTGTAAACCTGCACCAGCAGCCGGGACAAAACAGCCAGGACATGGCGGCCGAACTCGATCGTATTCTGGAGGAACGGAACCGCCAACTGATGGCTGAACAACGGGAGGCGCTGCACGATGGCTAAAGAAGTCATGCTGGCATTAGGTTCCTTCGCTTTTTCGATCGATACCGCTGCGTATGAAAATTTCACACGGGAAACCTCGTGGCGGTGGCCGGTTATTCCAAGGATTGGAAACACGCCGTCGATCCAGTACACGGGTGTTGAATCGGACAGTATTACTCTCGAAGGAACGATCTACACCGAACGGGCCGGCACCGGTCAGATTGAGGCTCTCCGCGAATTAGGAGGCAGTGAGAAACCGCAGCTGCTGGTCGATCAGTACGGCTATGTGAGCGGAAAGTGGTGCATCCTTTCTATCTCTGAAAAGAAATCCGGATTCTTCGCGGACGGCGTTGCGCGCAAACAGCAGTTCACCATCAAACTTTTACGGTACTGGGATAATTAACGATGGCTGATGTGATCTACACATCCAAAGAAGGCGACACGGTCGACCTGGTCTGCTTCCGGCATTACGGCCATACGGCCGGTGTGGTGGAAACGGTGCTTGCATCGAATCCGGGTCTGGCTGCGTTGGGCGCAGTACTGCCGAAAGGAACCGAATTTATATTGCCGGATTTAACGGCACCGGAAGACCAGCTCATTGAAAAAGAAGAAGGGGTAAAACTGTGGGATTAGAAGTTCATAATTACGGCCAGTACCGGGTGGTTGGAGTTTCCGGTTCCTGGAATGTTCAGAAGCGCGGCCCGCGTCGGTTTTTTAAACTGATTCCCGGAGCGTGGCACACGATTGAACTGTATCGCGGATTTGATGCCGCGCTCATCCACATCAAACGTAAAAAGGCATGGGATTACCTGAAGCGATGACACCGGCGTTTAAAATCATAGCGAATGAGCAGGATGTATCGGATCGGATCCGCGAGCATTTGATTTCCGGAACGCTCACCGATAATGAGGGCATGAAGTCCGATACGCTGGAAATTCAGCTGCGCGATCGGGACGGCACGCTGCAGATTCCGCCGAGCGGTACCGAGCTGAAATTCCACCTGGGCTATTGGGAAACCGGAACGGTCTATAAAGGGCTGTTTATTTATGACGGCGACTATGGAATTCGCCCGGACCGGATCATCCTACGGGCCACAGCAGCGCATCTGGGCAACTCAGAAACGCTCAAGGGATTTAAAGCTACTTTAAAGAGCCATAAAACACGTTCGTGGCACCAGCAGACGCTGGGCGCAATCGTACAGGCGATTGCTGCTGAACACGGATACAAAGGCCGCGTTCATTCCGACTTTACTGAAGAGCTGATCCAGCACGTCGACCAGACCGATGAATCGGATCTGAATTTTCTCACCCGACTGGCGCGCGATCGCAATGCCGTGGCCAAGCCTGCCGGTGGGTTTCTTGTGTTCGTTCCGCGAAAGAAAGGACTCAGTGTGACTGGACAGCAGCTGGCGACTCTTTCGTTACAGAAAGCCGACCTCTCCTCATGGAGTCTGGATCGCGATGAGCGCGGCCGGTATCAGAGCGTGGAAGCGGGCTGGACGGATCTCGGTACCGGCGATCGGATCACCGAGACAGCCGGCGCCGGCGAACCGGTCAAAAAACTGCGAGGCACGTTCCCGAGTAAGGCAGAGGCTATGCAGTCGGCCGAGGCGGAACTTCGGCGCATCGAGCTTGCTAAAGCACAGCCTAAATTCTCTTTCGCCGGCTGGCCGGAAATCGGGGCGGAAGGATTGGTAAATATCGCTGGGCTGCGCGATGAAATGAACGGCACCTGGTCGATTACCAAAGCCACACATTCATTTTCTGATACCGGATACACTACATCGATCGACTGCGAACTCCCGGAGGATGATTGATGGATGCTTTAACAATTAGACAGCCCTGGGCATGGGCCATAGTCAACGGGATTAAACCGGTAGAAAATAGAGACTGGCAGACGAAGGTTCGCGGGCGCATCGCCATACATGCTGGCAAGACGTTTGATCAGGCCGCTTATGAATCGATAAAGAAGAGCGCCAAGCTAGGCATTATTGATCTGAAAGGGATTGCACTTCCGGAAGCGGAAGAGTTTGAAATGGGCGGTGTTGTTGGTACCGCCGAATTGGTGGACGTGGTTGATCAGCATGACAGCCCCTGGTTTTACGGGGAATATGGATTCCTTTTGGAAAACGCGAAAACCTGCAACTTTATCCCGGCGCGCGGAATGCCGGGCTTCTTTCAATTTGATACTGGGGAGGCAGCATAATGATGGCCTTGGTTGGTTGGTTCGTTGTATTGCTGGCTTGCATTATATGCATCGTCATTTCATTGGCTATTTTTGCACTGAAAAGCCAGCTCGGCGGAAAACTTGGAATTGAATTCTGGCTGTTCTTCATGGGTGCCCTGGTATCCGGTTACCTCGTTTATATTTGTTCACCATTCACCCTTACGTTTACAGGTTAGTCAATGAAAGGTATGTGCAGAAAAACCGGGAAAGCGCTGGACGGAGTCGACCATTTGAAACAGTCGATCCGGGACATCGTGTTTACCTCTCCGGAGACGCGGGTCATGCGCCGGGAATATGGGTGCGGCTTGGCCGCCCTGGTTGATGACGCGCTTACACCGAACCGCGTGGTTGGGGTCTATTCTTCGATTGCGGCCGCGCTGGATAAATATGAGCCGCGCCTTCGTGTTTCGCGCGTTTACGGCGAGGTGATCAATGGCGGCACATTTCAAATTAATGTTGAAGGCTACTACAAACACAACGGCAAAGAAATCATTCTGGAGGGCATTCAGCTGTGACCACGCAATACACCAATATTGACCTATCCAAGCTTCCGGCACCAGAGTTGGTGGAAGTGCTGGATTTTGAGGTGATTTTCGATGAAATGTTGACTAAACTAAAAGAGTTGGATCCAACGTTTGATGCGCTACTGGAATCTGACCCGGCGTATCAAATTTTGCAGGTTGCTGCTTATCGCGAAATGGGCATACGTCAAAGGATTAATGATGCGGCGAAATCCAGAATGCTGGCCTATGCTGTTGGTGCTGATTTGGATCATATTGCAGCCGATCGGCAGCCTCCGATTCTTAGGTTGGCCGGCGAGCTTGATGATTCTTTTCGTGAGCGCATTGCTCTGGCTCCCGAGGGTTGGTCAACAGCGGGGCCTCGCGGGGCCTACGAATTCCATGCCCGGTCTGCTCATCCGCAGATAAAAGATGTTCGAGCAGCGAACGCTGGGGCTGGCGTTGTTCAGGTTGCGGTGCTTTCTAAAGAGGGTTATGGCCAGTGTTATGGAGTGCGAATTGATTATCCAGCAGGCTATGAGGACGGTGCGCCACTCATTGCTATTGCAGCGCTCAAAATGGACATCCCTTCAGGAACGATTGTTGATTTTGAAAACGGGGCATCTTTTGAGACCGATCAAGATGCACTGTATTCTGACACCCAGCTTCATGGCGTTCTAACCGGTCAGCTTGCTGATGGTGAACGGGGCGGAATTCTGCCGTTTGTTGAGGATGCATTGTCGGATGATGATGTGCGGCCGCTTTGCGA